CGTGGATGGGATGGTGGGTTGGTCATGCAATTGATTGTGGTGTTTGGGGTTAATTGCTAAAGAGATTAGTTATTGCTAAGGTATTTAGTTTGGTCAATGAGTTATGTATGATTAAAAAATGTAGCTACATTCCAAATAATTAACTTAATTTTGTAGCTACAAATATTTTATATGGCAAAAAGCAAACCAATTGGAGTTAGATTTGACTTATATAAGTTGGATATGATTCAAAAAGAGCAGAATTTGACTTCTGTTCAACAAGTAGTAAATTATTTTATGGACAATTATGGTGAAAAGCAAGTTAAAAGAGGAGCGCCTTTCAAGAATATGCCTCCTTACAACACAGATAGCCCAAATTTGGCAGATAATGTAAAACCTGTGGAAATATCTGTTGAAACCCATAAAACGCCTCCAATGGGCTTAAAAGGGATAGATTTAACTATTTGGAAGTCTGAGAATTGGAAATAATTTCGTAATTTAGCTAAAAATTAATATTATGTCTGAAGAAAAGTTTTCATATTTTGTATCATATCTTAAAGATTCTTTTGATCAATCAGTAGTTTGGCATCATCAAACTGATTCTTATGCAGTACATAAAGCTTTAAATAAGTTTTATGATAATATTCTTGATTTAACAGATGGATTAGTAGAAAGCGTTAGTGGAATTTATGGTAGACCTATTGATTATCAAATTGATAATCCAATAAATTATAAAAATACAGAACAAGTTGTAAAATATTTTAAAAAAATGTATGATACTATTCAAGAAGAAAGAAAAGAAATTTATCAAGAAACTTGGGTTCAAAATCAAGTAGATGAGATAGCTGCTTTATTTGGAAGAACATTATATTTACTTAGTTTAAAATAAAATTAAATGAAAAATAAATTAAAAATGATGAAAAGAGCAGATGGCTCTTATTCTCCTCGTGGTCTTTGGGACAATATTCGCGCTGCTGCTGGTTCTGGGAAAAAACCTACTCCTGAAATGCTAAAGCAAGAAAAGAAAATTAAAGCACAAGAAAAAAAATAATTATGTCATTATCAATAATGCAAAAGTATCCATCTTTTGAAGATTATTATAAAATGGTACCTAAAGATAAAAATGATACTCTTAATTATAATTTAAGAGGATTTTATGAATCTGATCCTAAAAAAGCAATGGAATTTATTAAACCGGATACTCATGCTCCAGATAGATTTAAATTACCTAATCACCCAACTTTTAGCGATGAATCTATGTATCACAATGAAAAAACAACTGGTGGTAAATGGGCATTTGAAAATGGCAAAGATGTATTTTATGCATCTCCATTTAATATAAAAAGTGCAGGTGGAGCTGATAAACTTCAAAAGTATTTTAATGAAAAGGAACCTAATTCTAAATTAATTATACCTAAATAAAAATAATTATGGCATCTGAAGCTTGGGAAAAAAAAGAAGGTAAAAATCCAGCAGGAGGGTTAAACCAAAAAGGTCGTGATTCATATAATCATGCTCATGGTGGTCATTTAAAAGCTCCTGTTAAGGGTGGTGTTAATCCTCGTAGAGTTTCTTTTGCAGCAAGATTTGCCGGTATGATGGGTGCTATGAAAAAACCAAATGGTGAACCAACAAGGAAAGCTTTAGCTTTAAAAGCTTGGGGCTTTGGTAGCGTTGAAGCTGCTCGTAAATTTGCTAATGCACATAAAAAATCATAAATGAAAAAAATATTATTATTCTTATTGGTAGTCATAGTATTAACTTTTGTAGCCTACTTGGTTAATGAAAGTTATGTATCAAAAGCTCACGAAAGAGCATTGGTTATTGTTAAAGGTAAATTTGCATTTTGTGGCGCATCAGAAGCAAAGCCAACAGGTAAAACAATAATGGTTGAAGGTAAAAGATTTCGTGAAGGAGTAGCCGCCTGCCCTGTAATGGATGGTTTTTCTATTGCAAATAATATTTTAGTACCTGACCCCACAATTACACCGGATAGCACAGATAAAACCGTATGGTCTTATTTTTGGTATTACGATTCAGTTCCACAAGCTCCAACTTGGAAAAATTTGCCTACAATAAATCGAACATTCACAATTGCAAAAACACCAGATAGTAGCATGAGTAATATGTGGTGTATGCCTTGTAAAATATTACCACAAAGAGTCAATGGCGTAACTATTGCTGAATGCTTTGGTCCGCTTAATGAATTAGCGTTCCCAATGCGTAGAGCACTTAGGGCTCGTGTTGGCGAAACTTCTGTAACACAAGCTCCAATAGGTGCAACATATCCAGTTGGAACAATTATACCTAAGCAGTAGGCGGTTCTAATATTGCTTTACCTGCATCTGTCAAAGGGCGTGCGTATATTCTTAATTTCTTTCCTGTATTTGGGCACACAAAAGTAACTCCTGCATCTAAGTATGCTTTGATTACTAATTCTATTGCACCATCTGCATCTGGACTTGCTCCAATTACATGAGGTTCATCATAATCAAATTGCATACAAAAATCGCAACCGTCTAATGGTTGTTTGCCTTCTGGTATATTTGGTTTTTTCTTTGCCATACTATTTATTTTAATTTTTTGGTGCATTTTTCCATTCATAGATAATCCATATCCATAAAATACATAAAATTGTAATTGCTATTTTCATTTATTAAAGTTTTTATGAATGTTTTCAATATCTACTAAATATTCTCTTGCTCTAATTACTTTTTGCTCAATTCGCAAAATATCATCTTCATTTCTACTAACGTTGTACATTAGTATTCTTTCTTCCATTGGTATATCATCAAATGTCATGTTAAATTCTATTTTCATTGCCTCTTGGATAAATTCTGGGCTTTCTTCTGAGATTACATCCATTTTTTTAAGCAAATAATATTTCTCTTGTTGAATAATATTGTCTGGAGTGTTGACAAGACAATAGGCAATAGTAGCTTTATTTTTACCAGTAAGCCACATATAACTTTGCATTTGCCAATAATACAAATTATCAAGCTTATCTGGCAGGTTACCCAAAAATGTCCATAGGTCATAGCTAGATTTAATATCAATAATACCATCATCAATAATATCTGGCATGCCTGTTATGTATTTATTTGAAAATCTTTCCGTATTTTTAGTAAAAGGTTTCTTTAGATACATAGACAATAAATCAATAGAATCTTGTTCTGCTTCTATACCCTTTTTCATTTGCTTTGTTTGAATATCTCTCCTTCTATTATACTTTTCAGAAATATAAACATCTAGCAAATGTTTTTGTGCTGTCTTAGAAAGTAATCCAGCTTCTTTATCAGCTTTGGTTACAGGCTCCGTCATCAAATATCCCACAGAGCTTGCTCTGATTAGGGTTTCATTAAAATTTATCATAGTTAAAATAGTTTTCCTTGTTGATCAAAATAATCAGAAGTTAGATTAAAGTTTTTCTTCATGGCATTATAGGTTTCAAACCATGCTCTAGCTTGTGACTTTGCCATACGTTCAATTCTTTCGCAATACTCGATAGCTTCTTGTCTATTTTTCATTATCCAATATCCATTACTGTCAGACAAAATCATATAACCTTTTTTAATTCTTAAATCTCTGATTACTTGCCTTATCTTTCTTAATGTAGATTCCGTTCTATCTACCTCGTGTATTGGATGACTACCTAACCATCTTTCTGAATTAGCAATTTCTTGTTGGGTTATTCTATGGTTAGCACTTGAAATTAAATTTAAAATACATTGCTCATCGTCTGTAAGTAGCATGGTTAAAATAATTTAAGCTTAGCATTATAAGATTCTAAAACTTCTGGGTTGCTTTTAGCCATTAATTCCCAAGCTTTTAATTCATGCCTTGTTTTGCAAGCATTAATAAACTCAATGGTTTTTTGAGCTAAAGTTTGTTTAGATTGAGTTGGTATAACCTCATCTGGAACTTCTTGATAAAAATCACCTAGTTCTTTTAATCTTTTTACATTTTGAGAATGGTATTCTTCTACCATTTCTCTTGCGATGTCTAATGCTTTTGTAGCAGATTCGCCTTGGTTAATGGCAAATTCAACACCAATTTTTTCAGAAGAATAGTTGCCTAAGTTAAATGTTCTTTGGTAAACAATAGTTTGTATATGCATAGTGGTTTATTTTATTCTGTTAACAATAGTTGCGTTTTCAGTAGCTGTAATTTTAAACATTTTGTTTTTATGAATTTCTTTTTTCTTTAAATTAGATACCATTACCATTACAGAAGTATATGGATTATCTAACCTAAGATGCTCACCTAATTTTAGATCGGCTACTTTACTAGAAACCGAATCCGGGGAAATGTTTCGTGCCATATTGTTGTTTTAGCACAAAATTAATTTAATTAATTTAATTAAAAAAATAAATTTAATTAAATTTTGTATATTTGTATTGCATAGGCAAGTTTAATAGTTTTAGAAATTACGCCCTTACGTTTTTACGTTGAGGGCTTTTTTTGTCAAGTTATAGCTTTACGACAAGGGGAGGTCTAGTCAATCCCTAGCTTTACTTTATGCCTTAAAAGTAACATAACAATACCTATATGTTACTTAAATGACACATTGTACAATGTTCACGAATCCGTGAAAGGTTTAAAAATGTGAACACTTGCGTAGTATGACTACTAACAATTAACAAATTTTGTCACAATTATTTAAAAATCTGTGACATATATACTCCTAATTATGTTACAACATTTTACATATTATACCCTAACTATTTAACATATTGTGTAAAATATGCATGAATAATTTGGAAAAATTCATGCAAATGTTACCAATTTGGTTACGTTAACAATATGGTTAAAGTTTGCTAATAGAGAACTTATCAATCACAAAAGTTGCTTTATTAGACAACTTTGAGCCGTATATGATTGATAATCGGCTCATTTATGAGCTATAAAAAACCCCTGCTTTTTACACAGGGGCTAAAACTACTAAATCTACAAACTATGATAACCACCGTAAAAATACAAATTATTTTTCAATAAATTTCTTTTTTACCAAGTTTAACTTTGCCCTATATTCTAGGATCAAACCTTTTAGCTCATCTTTTGTAGGTTTTGCTGTTTGTCTAGCTGTTTCTCTTAGGTATTCAACTAAAGCTCCATTTTCTTCATGTAATTTATATTCAAATTCTTCTATATTACCAGTTTTAAAGTAATTACACTCCATACATTGTGGTCTGCAATTTTGTTCTAACCATCTAGTGCTTAAATTAGATCTACCCATAAAATGACCGCATTGTATTTCTGCAATAGTGTGTTTTTTACCGCAAGTATAACATTCAACGATGCCAGTTTTATCCGAATATCTATTTCTAATGTATTGGCTAAACACATGATCAAGGTCTTGTACAAGATTTTGGAAACTCTCTGTGTCATCTTCAAATTCTTCCATTCTTTTTTGAGTAGATTGAACGGTAGCGCATTGCTTACACATCTTTTTAGAAAACCAATAATCAATGTTACCACAATTAATACAACGCTTTTTCTTTGTTATTATTGTACTATTATATGCCATTATTTATTAATTAATTTGTAATATAAAATTTTAAGTAATTCCCAAATAGCTATTGTAAGTATTATTATCATAGGTTATTTGTTTTGGTTATAATACAGCAAAGTTAATTAAATTAATTATTAAACAAAAAAATATTTTGCAATTTGAAATAATATATTTTACTTTGTGCAACAATCACAAAAATTTATGGAAAAAACCGAACCACAAGATGTAAGAGATGCTATACTATTGCATCTCGAGCAAATTGAAAGACCGTTATCTTGGTTATCTGATAAAGCAGATATACCCTACCCAACTCTTTATTCAGTTCTCAAACAGCGAACTTTCGCTATGTCAGATAGAAATATTGGCAAAATAAACAGAGTTTTAGATACCGATTTTATTAATTATTAAGCATATAACATGCCAAAAGATACATTCTATTTCTCGCATGATTATAATGCTAGAAACGATGAAAAGATTAAAATGCTCATAAGAAAACATGGGATGGTAGGTTATGGTGTTTTTTGGGCTATAGTAGAAGATTTATATAATAATGCGAACGCATTGCGAACGGATTACGATGGTATTGCATATGATTTAAGATTGCATAGCAACATTATAAAAAGTGTTGTAAATGATTTTAATTTATTTGAAATAAATGGAGATTATTTTGGTAGTTCTTCTGTGCAAGAGAGGTTAGACCAAAGAAATGAGAAAAGTCTAAGTGCAAGAAAGTCAGCAAGTTATAGGTGGAATAAAAAAGAAGAAAATGCGAACGCATTGCAAACGCTATCCGAAGGCAATGCTATAAAGGAAAGGAAAGGAAAGGAAATAAAAGGAAAGGAAATAAAGAATACACTGCCGTCCCTTCAAGAATTTTTGGAATATTGCAAGAAAAACCTTGAGCAAAATAAATTTATTTACACCGAGTATGAATATTCTTTAAAATCAAAATATGATACTTGGGTGTCAAATGGCTGGAAAGATGGGCATAATAAACAAATCAAAGACTGGAAGGGTAAAATTCGCAACACTATACCATTTTTAAGACCAATACAGACACTTTCTAATAAAAATGGAGGGAAGTATCAAAACGAATTAGAAACCGCCAGAAACGCTTTTAAACCAATTTCTGAATAATGATAACAATTTTTAAAAACATTTTTTCTAAGGAACCAAATTACATTTCTGTTGAAGCCGCGTTAAAAAGAATACAAGAAGGTAAAAGTAAATCAACCGTATCTGAAATTAGAGCTACAATTGATAAAGAGAAGGCAAATAAGATAAAACTTAATCTTCCTTCAGTGTGTTTTAGTGGTAAATTTGGAGCAGATAGGACTGATGCTCAATTAATTATGCATAGTGGGTACATAGTTTTAGATTTTGACAATGTATTTGAGATTAGAGAAAAGCAAAATGAAATTATTTCTAATCAATTTGTGTATGCTTGTTGGGTTAGCCCTTCTGGTAATGGATTAAAAGCTTTAGTAAAAATAGCAAATGGTACAAAACATAGAGAACATTTCCAAGCATTACAAGAAGTTTTCCCAGAGATTGACCGAAGTGGTATTAACCAAAGCAGAGTATGTTACGAGAGTTACGACCCTGAAATTTACATAAACCAAAAGGCTGAAGTTTTTAAGAAGATTAAAAAAACCGAAAAAGTTGTTGTTTATGAGAAAAATGATGATGACCATAAGATATTTAAAAATGTTTTGACTTGGTTATCAAATAAAAACGAGGCTTTTGTAACAGGGGAAAGAAATAATTTTATATTTAAATTAGCATCAGCTTGTTGCCGTTTTGGTATAAACGAAACTGCGGCAAATTCTATGATTCATATGGAATTTATTACAAATTCTGAGTTTACAAAGAGTGAAGCAGATAGGGCAATACGTTCTGCGTATAAAGCTAATTCAGGTAATTTTGGTAGTGCATCATTTGATAAAGAAATATTAGTTGATAAGGTTTCTAGGAAGGAAATTGAAGTAGAAAAAGCTGTATTTGATGAAGGATTAAAACTTAAAGATGTTATTTATGGAATTGATGTGAAAGAACAAGCTTTAAGAATTTATGATGAAGGGTATGCTAAAGTAGATGGTATTGGGGTGCCGGATTTGGATGATAAATTTAAGCCAAAGAGAGGTGAGATTACAGTTCTTACGGGTATTGGTAACTATGGCAAATCTTCATTCAAAAAATGGTATCAAGCAATGCGTATCATGTTGTATGGAGAAAAGTTTGCTACATTTTCACCAGAAGATAATCCCCCAGAAGAATATTACCATGACTTTGTAGAGATTATTTTAGGATGCGATTGTAGTCCTGCAAATCCACATAGACCATCTAAACAAGTTTATGAATATGTTTATGATTTAGTTTGTAAGCATATCTTTTATGTTTACCCTAAAGATGTATCTCCTACTCCACAATATGTGATGGAAGTATTTTTAGAATTGATAGTAAAAGAGAATGTTGATGGCGTAGATATTGACCCGTTTAACCAATTGACAAACGAATATCAAAAGTTTTCAAGAAGTGATAAATATCTTGAGTGGGTATTGTCTGTATTCTCTAGATTTGCACAAATAAACAATATTTTCTTTTGGATTATTGCTCACCCTGTTAAAATGATTAAAGCTTCTGATGGCAACTATCCATGTCCCGATGTATTTGACTTAACTGATGGTGCAATGTGGAACAATAAGCTAGATAACATTCTTGTTTATCATAGACCATTTGCGCAAACTGATCCAACTAATCCATCTTGTGAATTTCATAGTAAAAAAATCAGAAGGCAAAAGATTGTAGGTAAAAAAGGGTTTATTTTATTTCAAATGTATTTTCAAACTAGAAGATTTTTATTTCATGGTTTAGATTCTTTACAAAAAGTTATAAATGATAAAAATATTATTTTAAGACCCGATGCTTCAGTTCAAAAAACATTTGATAATTGGGTTCCTTATACGGATGACAATGGAAACGAAATTAATTTTTAATAATAAAACAAAACACAATGATTAGAATTTCTGTAATTGGTAGACTTGGGCAAGATGCCACAGTCAACAATGTAAATGGTAAAACTGTAATTAATTTTTCAATGGCGTACAGCGAAAAATTTAAAAATCAACAAGGTGAAGATGTAGATAAAACTACTTGGGTATCTTGTGCTTATTGGACTGATAAAACAAATGTATCAAATTATCTTAAAAAAGGTACTTTGATTTATATGGAAGGCAAGCCAGAAGCCAAGACATATCTTAATGATAAGACAAAAGAAACGGTGGCACAGCTACATGCTAGGGTTACAAGTTTACAATTATTATCAAGTAATAAACCAGAAGAAAACCAATTTTAATGATAGTACAAACAATTCATGAAATATTAAATCCTTTTGATGTAGAAACGCCATTGGGGTACGGGGTGGCAATTTTTATGATTGCTGGTTCTATACATTCTAATCCTCAATTTATAGTTAAAATATATAAATCTGGTGATGTAAGATGTATTGACCAAAATGATATAAAAATATATGGCAACCCTAGTAATGGGGAACCATTAATACCGTCAAATAAAAAATAACATTAATATGGAAAATAACTTTTCATTGTTTGGAAAATCGTATTATTGCACAACAACATGGTGCGGAACTTTTACGATGACAACATACTTGTTTACCCCAATAAAATGGACGGTGGGGAATTAGATAAAGATTATTTCAAAAATAAAAAATAATGGCAAAACTTACAAATTCATCCAAGGTTACATTTGGTACAAAAAAATCAGGAAGAGCTAAAAAATCTTATAATAAACATAGCAAAAGACCAAAAGCATATCGAGGTCAAGGTAGATAATTATGAATAACAAAGCCGCAAAAAAATTAAGAAGATTATCAGTAGCCCTAGCAGCTGGTGCAGGTAAAACTATAGATGATGCTGAAAGGATTTATAGAAACTTAAAGGTAGTATATAAAGAAAATAAAAAAGCCCCTAATCGGGGCTAATTTACTAAGCGTTTGCTGCTGTTGTAAGCTGTGCAATCGTAGAAGTAACTATTAAAGTTGTACTTCTTTGATTTAAACCAGTAGCAGGAAGGGTAATAGTTGCATTACCTGCTGTACCATTAATAGTTCCAGAATAAGGTACTGCTGTAAAACCTTCTGCTGGGATAAGTGTAAGAACACCTCCTGTAGCTGTATTGTATTGATTTCTCTGCAATACAGTAACATTGATTACTTGTGCCATTGTGTTTTGTTTTAATTGTTATGAATATATGTTTGGCTTAACAAATATAATAAATTTTGACCGTTATTAAAAATCGTTAACTTTGATTAAATTAATTAAATTATGAAATTAATAGCTCCAAAAGGTAGAGTAATCGTAAAAGTAGACTTAGAAAGTAAAAACTTTCACACTTTTGCAGATGGAACAAAAATTAAATTAGAAAGGCAATATGACAATTTTAATATGCGTTATGTTAAGCCTGTAAATGCAATAGTTGTGAATGGAATTGGTGTAACTGAAGGTTCTGATATTTTGATTCACCATAATGCTACACATGATACCTATAGAATTTTTAATTATCAAGCTCCAACTAAAGAAGCTTCATCGGATATTAAGTACTATTCTATTCCAGAACAAGAATGTTTTTTATGGAGAGAAAAGGGAGGCTCCACATGGAACACTTTGCATAATTATGTTACAGCATTGAGAATATTTAAACCATATACTGGATTTATGGAAGGAATTGAACCAGATCAAATTAAGAATAAATTATATATAACTAGCGGTGAATTAAACGGGAATGTCTGCGATACTGTTAAATCTGCTGATTACCAAATTATATATCAAGGGGATGATGGTAAAGAAGAAAGCATAATTAGATTAAGGCATTACGAGAATGAAGATAACACAAGAGAAGAAATTATAGCTATTGACCATGGTTTAACTAAATTGGTGAAAACGGGAGAATATCTAGTAGGTGTAACAAAAAGTGATGCTAAAAAATTAAATTAATATGTCAGAATTAGAAGATAAAATAAAGGATTTAGAAAAACAAATTGCTTATTTGCAAGGAAAAAATAACTATTATGAGCAAGATGGTATAGGTAAATTATATCATGCATTGAATAGAAAAGCCAATGAAATGGCGGAATTATTAAATAAAACTAGCCTTACTGCTATTGATATTGATGACCCAAAAATTAAAACATTTGAAAGGTTACAAAAGATTTGGGTAGATGCTGGTACTATTTCAGCTTCAATTAAAGCATTGGAAGTATTAGCTGGTATTGGTCAAGAAACAGCTACAGATAAAAAAGAAGTAGTTCAAGTTAACAAAAAGCCATTTTCCCCAGAAAACATGGCTGATGCAGTTGGAGAATTAGCTGGTAAAAGAAATTAATTATGTACGATAAAATTGAAGGTGGAAGCATAGTAGATGTACAGGGATTGCTATGTAACTTACCGCCAGAAGGATATGTTTTTAACATAATTACCAAACAATTAGAATTTAGAGGGGTTTATAAGAGGTCTGAGGATAAATCAGAGCAATTTTGGAAAAGAATCCCACTTCCATCTTGGTATATGGATACTATGAAGAAATGGGATGAATTTGATAAGAAAAAGAAAGATGATGAAATTGATTTTTATGATGAAAAATTAGAAGAATTTAAAAGACAAGAATGGGATAGAAGGTTAAATGGGTTTTGGTATATGAATAATGGCATTGCCACTTTTTTAACTGGTCTACATTATTTATACTTACAATGGTGGTCAATTGATATTGGTTACCCAAAATTTAGAAATCCAGACCTTGAAAAGTTTTATTTTATGGACTATTGCATTCAAGACCCTTTGTGTATGGGGATGCTTGAGGTAACTAAAAGACGTTTTGGTAAGTCATTTGTAGCAGGTTTATTTGTAACTGAATATACAACAAGGACTAAGATGACAAATGGCGGTATTCAGTCTAAAACAGGCTCTGATGCTAAGAAATTCTTTGCTAAGACTGTGGTAAATCCATTTAGAAGATTACCTAAGTTTTTTAGACCAGAATATGATATGTCTTTGGGGGTAAATCCAAAGTCTGAGATGAGGTTCCAAAAGACAAACGTAAGAGGTAAGAAAGCAGAAGAAAATATAGATAAGGATGAATTAGGTTCAGTTATAGACTTTCAATCAGCCGATGCAGTAGCATATGATGGACAAAAATTACATAGGTATGTAGCTGATGAGTGCGGTAAAACTACAGAAGTAAATGTATATGATCGACATGAGGTTGTGCGTTATTGTTTGCTAGATGATGAAGGTCAAATTATTGGTAAAGCATTGTATACCACTACAGTAGAAAAACTTACTACTGAAAAAGATGGTGTTCAAGATGCATTTAAATTATTATGGGAAGAAAGTAATCAAGAAAAACGTCAAGATAATGGTACAACATCTAGCGGTCTTTATAGATTTTTTATGTCAGCCAAACGTACCCGAAACTTTAATGATTTTGGTTACCCAGACGAAAGTAAGACTTTAGAACAAATTTTAGCAGATAGGGAAACTGTTAAAAATAACCCAAGAGCATTATCTGCTCGTATTAGGAAAGAACCACTTACAATTGATGAGGCATTTAGTACAGATTCAGATAAATGTATATTTAATGCTTTAAATATTGGCGAAAGGGAAGCTTTTTTAAAGGAAAACCCTGTTTTGAAAAGAAAAATAATATTTTATAGAGATATAGATCAAATTGTTAGATGGAGGGAGGCTTCAGATAAAGAAGAAGATTTCCATTGGAAAATTACCCAATTACCACCAAAAGGGGAAGAAAATAAATATACATACGATATAAATTTAAAGAAACCGGGCAGAACTGATGATGGTGCAATAGCAATTGATGGTTATAGTAATAGTCAAGGTGGTAAATATGGTTCAAAAGCATCTGCATGGATAGGAAGGAGATATAATTTACTTGACCCAAAGAGCACAGGTAAGGCAATAGGTCATCTTTATGGCAGACCACAAATTAAGGAAACTTTACATGAGCAAGTAATGCTAGCAGCTGAATTTTATGGATATAGGGCTTGGTACGAGCATAATAGTGATGATTATCTGTCTTATTTTAGAGATAGGGGAAGAGTATCTTACTTAGGATTATATCCTAAAATATCAATAGATCCATCCAAAAAGGATTCAGAAAGATTTAAAGGATTTCCAACTACTCCATTTAGTTTAACAAAACAAGTTGATGTTGGAGTCATGTATTTTGAAAATCATATTGATTCAATAGACTTTGAAAACTTACTAGAAGATGCTAAAAAGTTTGACCCAAATAACAGGACAGAGTTTGACCAAACCGTATCTTTTTTGATGCTTTTGGTCTGTTTAATGGAGCCTGTAATTACGAAAGTGAAAAGGGAGCCATTGGTAAAAAGTTATACACCAAGCCTTAGTTAAATTTTTTTTTAATTAATTTGTTGATTTTTTGGTATATTTGAGGACAAAATCAAGTTAAATTGGCTTCATCTCCATTAGACATAAATGCATCTGACGCAGGTCAAGCATTAAAATCGTTTCAGTTAACTACTAATGTTAAATCAAAATCTGATTTTGAATATGGCAGAAAAGTAGCACAAAATATTTATGCCA